CAGAAAGCGGCACTAGACGGCTTCATCAAGGAGTTCATGGATGCTGCACCCAGTTATGAGGGTGCCGACAGTGGCCTGATCCTTGCCAAAATTGGCTTTGCCATGGCGGCAGGCAAAAGTCCTCGAGCCATTGAGAACATTGCCTCGGCGCTCGAAGGCGGTGCTGACATGCTCATCAAAGACAAAAGTAAAAAAGATGAGTTCAATCGTCAGCTTAAACTATCTGCTTTGCAATATGGTTTGACAGAGACAGGGAAGATACGAGCCGAAGAACGTGTCGCCGAAAGAGAGGGAAGAAAATTAAATTATTTTGTTGCTGAAGAAGATATAACTATTGGCGATAGAACATATAAAAAAGGCCAGACAGTAGATGTCACCACAGAGTACATCAGGGACAATGGATTGCCTGAAGGTTTACAACTAGTTGAATTGGCAAAAGCTGCGGTAACCGCAAATGGCGCATACCAAAAGGCTCTGTTGGCCGCGAAGGGTAAAAATGTCATAGACGCTAAAACCTATGGTGCAATAACAAAAGATTTAAATGAGGCGACGACAGACTTTGTCAGTGCTCACCAACTACGGCAAGTGGTTCAGAGAAACCTGATTACAAACGCCGAAGGCGGCATCACTGGTGTTGGGCCAGCGTTCCAACAGTTAGTTAATCGTGCTTTTGCCGCAGCAGGTGTGGATGCCGGAGAAGACTATGAAAATGTAGATCAGTTCAATCAGGACATGCGCCGTGTATCAAACTCGTTGCTTAAAGATCTTCTGGGTGAAGGCTCCAAGAACGTCTCTAACATTGACCGTAAGTTGGCCGACGAAATTGTTGGTCTTTATGCTGGGTTTGGTGGCTACATATTCCAAGACGAGCAACTGTTGAATCAGCGTCTACAGAATGTGCTTGCTACTCTTGAGCGTAAGGAACGCAACGCTCTGAATGTATTCCAAGGAGCGATAGACTCCACGGAAGGTATGACATTCCGTTCTGGTAAGGACATTAGTTTGAACATTCCAGAGTCCGCAAGAGCCGCGCTACAGGGGCAAGGTTCTTCTGCGTTGAATTTTCAACAAGGTGAAGATGGCGTCTTTCGGAGGGTCTAATGGCTATCATTAAAGTAGAGACCCCCCAAGGAATCGTGTCTGTTGAGATTGAAGGGGATCAGCCGACTGCGGAAGAAGCACAGGCAATTAACGATCAATTCTTCAACACTGCAAGTACACCCTCCATAGATCTTGCAACAGCAAGCACGGAGGAGATTCGTGATTATGCTCGTGCCCAGCGTCTTGCTGGTATTGATCCAGCCACCGGCGGTCAGATCACTGAAGAAGAGTACATAAGCAAATACAAAGAACCTGGTGTGGACTACCGCACTGGGGTTGACAGTGTTGGTGGCTTCTCTCGATTCCAGTTTGGACGTATGGACACAACTGAAGAGAAGTCCAACTATCTTCGCACCGTGGTGGGCGAGGATGGCTATCGTCTTGATGCATTAGGTCGTCACATTCTAACACAAGAGGGCCGCACTAAACTTGGTTTAGGTGAAGGCCGTGAACTTGCGATTGATGAAGAAGGTTTCTCATTCAACGATGTCAAAGAGTTTGCTGGCGCTACCGCCCTGCCAATCGCAACAGGCATCGGTGCGGCAATAGCATCTTCAGGTGTTGGGTTCTTCCCAGGCATTGCAATTGTTGGACTTGCTACCGGAGCCGGTAAACTTCTTGATGAAGGAATTGAGGCTGCCGAGGGTCTGCAAATGCAGTCGGCAGGTCAGATTGCGGGAGACGCTGCATATGAGGCCGTATTTGGCTCGTTAGGTGAGGGTGTTGGTCGAGGCATATCAAAACTATTTGGACGAATTATTAAAGGACCAGGTGGAGAGGCGAATGAGGCACTCCGTGCACAAGCTCGTGACCTTATCAATAAAGGCTATAGACCTACAATCGCTGGTTCTACCGACGAAAGTTTCAGACCTATTTTGAACCGTCTTCAAGCCGTGTACGAGGGAGTTTTCCCGAACAAGAAAGCGGCAGAAATTAATCTACAAAATGTTCTTAACGAGTTGCGTGCTTCTGGCATCGCTGATGATGCCGCAATAAATAATTTGGATGAGGTGGTCCGCAAAGATATAGATAAATATTTTGCTTCTGCTGATGACGATTTAGCGACAGCGCAACGAAACATGGACGATGCTGTCAAAGGCGAAATTGATCAGATCATGCGTAATCTAAAGGAGGGCAAAACCATACCAAAAGATTTGAACGACATGATTCGTCAACGTAAGGCAGTGTTTGATGAAGATGTTGATCGTCTTTACACCAAAGTTACAGAGAAACTACGCGGTCAAAAAATTATTCCTGTTGCTGGAATTGTCAAAGAACTTGATCGACTTGCGGAGGATAGCATCGCAGATATAGGTGCGACTAAATTTGCTGCACAAGTAAGAGCACTAGGCGATGGTAAAGGAGGCGGTTTTGCCACGGCGCAAGAGGTCGGTCGAATTCGCACAGGCTTAACAGATGCTACATACAATCCTGCTTTGTTAAACGATGTGAATGTGGGTGCTCTTGGTGCCTTGAAAGCATCTGTGAATCAGGCTTTTGACGAAGCGGAGATTGGGCTTGCAACCACAAGAGGCAGAATGAAAGCTGGAGAGGTAGAATTCAAAGAACTTGGTGAAGCCCTGAACCTTTTAAGTAGAACCAACAGATTTTATCGAGATGGCATCAAGCGTTTTGACAATGTCGTAGTACAAGACATCGTGAAACAAGCGCAAAAAGGTCAAATGAACATGAAGTTCATCTTTGACAAAATTGTGCAGGAGGATAACCCAGAAGCGTTTGATCAATTGATGAAGGCTCTTCGCGGTGTGCCCACCGGTAAAGCACTTGGTTCACCCACGGGTATAACAGATCTTGCTGAAGGCACTCGCATCTTGAAGAGTCAACGGATTGGTAATCGCACCGTTGAGCAGGCTCTAAAAGACATTGAGGGTTTACCTGAAACAGATCCTACACGACGCATGGTTGAACAGCGTGTTGCAGCCATGGAGCGTGAGGCTTTAGAGCGTGCTACAATTCGTGGACAAGGGGCAGAAATGGCGGAGGAAGTTCGTCAAGGGCTTGCTCGTATGTATTTGGAAAAACAACTTGCCCGTTCAAAGATGAAGGATCCTTTAACAGGAGAGGAAGTCATAGATGGCGTAGCTTTGGTAGCTAATCTTAGTGAAAAGGGCACAACAGTTAATAAGTTGTTTGGTGAACAACTCAAAGACGTAGAAGACATAATGACGGTTCTGAGCCGTCAAAAGGCAAACCTTGCCCCCAGCGTTGTAAACCAATTACGAAGTAAGCCTCTAGGGCAGGCGCTTCGTGAGTTCCAGGCGGCGCAAACAGCACGGACCGCTGTAGATCAAGAAGTTGTTCTTAATGTTCTTAGATCCACCACCGACCCTGAAGTAATCGCGCAAACTGTTTTTAAGAATCCAGCTTCAATTAGACAAGCACAACGCTTCTTGGCTCCTGAGACCATGGAGAGAACTCGTGATGCAGCGATGGGTAGAATCTTAAAACAAATAGGCGCCACGGTTGACGAGCGTGGTCAAGTTCGCATGTCTGACGATTTCGTTGAGTCATTCAAATCAGGTCGCTTGGGCAATAAGCTACAGTCTGTTCTGCGTTCTTACGGTGATGAAACACTAAACGCCATGTTTGGTAAAAATGCTGCCGAAGGCTTGAACACCATGGCCGAGACCATGGTTCGTACATCGAATGCCGCAATAGCTGGAAAAGGTGGACTGGCCGCACCGCAGATCGCGCTTGGTCTTGGTGTTGCTAGTTTGATCATGAATCCTTTGGCTACATTACCTACTGCTTTAGCCTATGGAGTCATGTCAAAGGCTTTGCGTAATCCTAGCGTTCTACGAATGATGATGGCCTCTCGACAGCCGAACAAGGTTAAGGATTTCTTATCAGGTAAATTCAAAGCTAACGATCCGATAGCACAAGGGTTTCAAGTCATGCATCAGTTGGCGGCGGCGGCGACAGTGCAGGGCACAAGAATGGGCATAGAGCAAAGCGCAGAAGAGGCAAGACCCATCACAGAACAAGCTAGACAACAACTTGCACCCGCAGCTACTCAAGCCATGCAAACGGCTCAAGCGGCAATGTCTCAAGCACCGCAGGTCGCACCTGCCGCGACAGGTACGGCTGGGCAAGTTTCACCAATTCTGCTGCCGGATCCTGCAACCCAAGCACTGGCGCAATCTCTTGGAAGGACTAGTCCATGAACAAAGATCAACTTCGTGAAGAGCTTGCAGAAGACGAAGGCTGCAAGTTTGAAATCTACCTAGACCACCTCGGCCTACCCACATACGGGATTGGACATCTCGTGGTAGAGGACGATCCAGAGTACGGCCAGCCTGTTGGTACGCCCGTCGATGAGGAGCGCGTGCGTCAGGTGTTCAACCTTGATATTGCTGTCACGTTGGACGAGTGTGAGGTTCTGTACCCAGACTTCTATGACTTGCCTGAAGAGTGCCAACTCATCATAGCAAACATGATGTTTAACATGGGGCGTCCGCGTTTAAGTGCTTTCAAAGGTATGAAGGCTGGTGTCGATGCACGGGACTGGAATCGTGCAGCTGACGAGATGGTAGACAGCCGCTGGTATGACCAGGTCACCAACCGCGCCAAGCGTTTGGTAGCGCGTATGAGAGCGTTGGCGGACTAGCCAACCTCTCCCCAGTTGTCGCCCAACTCCTGATCGACCTTGCTCGGCACCTTCAGCGGTGTGCTGGTCTCCATGATCTCTGTGATTCTTGCGGCTTGCTCCTCGGACTCGACGTTGAAGCACAGTTCGTCATGCACGGTCAGGAGCGGCACCAGACCCTCCTTGTAGCACTCTGCCATGGCAACCTTGGTCTGATCCGCCGCAGAGCCTTGTATAAGCCTGTTGAGCGCCTTGTAAGTGAATGCGCGTCTCAGTATAGGTCCGTACTCCTTCTGCGCCTGCTCGAGCTTCATAGGCTTGCTATAGCCAAATGTCTTTGGCTCCCACATGTCAAACCGGCACAGACGCCCTGACATGGTGCGGACCTTGCCGTGAGCACTTGCTT